CGGTTTCTTCGCATTGAGCTGAGACCACTTGGCAATCAATTCCACAGGCTCAACAATTCTGGCATTGTCAGTCACCAATGGAATATCCTGCGGAAAATTACCGGCCATGATATGACCAGCGAAGAACTCTACCGAGCGATGGGCAGGATTATACAGCGGTCGCATAGCCTCCATCCACTCTTGTAGAACTGCGGCGGCATTTGCAATCGCATCGTATAGACCGTTATTGGCGTAGTATGACCACAAATGATCATACATTGTGATTGCTGCATCTACTTCCGTGCCAACTGTCCATGAAGGAAATGCACTCTGAAACTGCGCTCTGACAGAGTCTAAAATGTTCATGCGGATCTCGCTTTCGTTTTCGCTTTCAATCCCTCGGATAAGAGATTAGATAAAAATAGAATAAGTTGACTGAAGGAATCCAGTCTGTCGGTAAAGGCTACTCCCGGAGCATTGAAAAGGTCTTGCTCAAAGTCAAACAGCCATGGAATCTTGTCATCAGGCTGCGGCAATTGAACCATTCCGTTAGAACACCATACTGCGGAGCTGATCCACCGTGCGATTTTGCTCTCCAATGGCGTGTACTCTAGAATGGGTACTTCTAGCCTCAGCTGCTTGAGTACCTGCAATAGACTGTGACCTGAGGCTTTCTTTTCTATGATGACGCCACGAAAGACCTTATCGTTATACTTGTAGATCAAGGACTTCGTAGCTTCAACCAGATTGGGGAACGTAACGTGATCGCCCCAGACGTGGATCAGCCGCAGGGTATAATCTGGCATTAGTTCACCAACGGAAAACGCAGATTCAGCTGAGGACTCTGAATCCGAGAGAGCCGTATCCCCAGATATCCATCGGGCAATTGGTTTCCCTTCTCCCATCCGAAATCTATGCGAAAACCATTCACGTTTGTAGATTTCACCCTTTGGGTTTGTCGGGTGACCTTGCCAGGTTGTTTCCCATACATGATCTGGTGTCTCCGCTTTTATTCCTAATGCCCATGCTTCTGACATGCGTTCTGGCCAGATTGTCGTGCCTCCATGCAGCTTAACTGATGTAGGCATAATATCCATCTTTCGCCTCGCTCAGCAGAGGCATGTGGACGGTCACCCAGTCTGACCGCTTCCGCAGCTCAGAATACAGGTCGGCGGCATTCCATTGTGTGCCGATAAGAATGCATCTACCATCGGGCGTTAATCGCGACAGAAATGAATTGAAGAACCAATCTCTAGTCGTCACCCGCATCCCCGGCGTTCTGGTGTTGCGGAAATCGAGCAGATCATCGCCTAGCAGGAGTTCCGCACGAGAGCCGGTAATCCCTGCGCCTGTTCCATAGCTGCGGACTGTGGGGTGAATGTCACCGATGCCGGATGAACCTGTCCTCAATGACCACTCTTTCTGCTCCCACTTTCTATTGCCATCTGGATAAATGTGCGGAAAAATCTTTTTCCAGGATTCACTTTCAGCTGCTGATCGCAGACTGAGCGATCGTTTTTCCGCAGTAGAGTCGTCAACCGAACCAATGATAATGTGGCGCTCAGGAAAGATGCCAAGATAATAACCCAGAAACGCACTAATGAGCCAGGTAGTTTTTGAACTTCCCGGGGGAGCTATGAGAAGAAGACGCTTGATAGATTCGTCCACAGCAAACTCTATCCATAGCCGATGATGCGGCTTAGGAACAAGAGGCAATCCTTTGTCATCGCGAAGAAGAAGCGATGAATAGAGATAGACTCCTTCAGGACTTATCTGCTTGCTTCTCTTGTCCTTCATTATGGTTGCCATCGCCAAGTCGTTGAACTTCTTGAGCGTCACCGCTAATTCTTTTTCGGATGGCTCCGTCCATGATGGCATTGGCTGTTCCAATGAAGTGTTTGAGAGCGTCTGAGAGCTCAACATCTGCTAGCTCCACTACCATTCTAGAATTTAGATTGACGACGTCACCGTAGATCTCAGGGCGACGATTCTTCAGAAACCATTTTGCGTCGGTGCTGTCAACGACGATGTTTTCTGCTTCCTGAACCTCCGCAGCGATTTCGATATTGCGAACGACGACGCTTTCCGCAAGGTCAGAGACCCGCTCAATTTCGGCCAGATACGCCTCTTGAAGAGAAGGATTCTCGCGCAGCCTCTTGTGAATTGTGCCGTTCGTGCTGCGGAGACGCGAAGCAATCTTGGAGACCTGACCGCCGCTGCCAATGATGGCAACTCGGATGGCCGCAAGGCTCAGCTCGGGCTTCTTGATGTATTCAATAGCCCTATCTTCTTTCAGAAGCGCAGCGTAGTCAATAGTCATTACACCTTCTGGACCAACTTGTCAATAGCAGTTGATAACCGGACGAAATCTGTCGACATTCGGGAATGAAGGTCATCCCGCAGAGTCTGACGGAACTCCTCTTGCTTGTCCATCCAATCTCTCCATTCCTTATCTCGTTCTTTGCGCTCCTCGCGTGTTCGGTTTTCCTTTCGTTCATTATACCACACAAATAAGCCTACGATTGGTAATTGAACGATTGCTTGTATGATGTATTCTTCCATGTTTTCCTCCCGCAATTACGATTTCTCTCCTATGCTGCCTCGTACCAGAATTGTCCGAGGATACGTTTTTCCCCGGATGCAGTGAATCCAGCCGCATTTGACATGTTCAAGCCAGCCTGACACGTTACGCCACCGCTCAAGATAGTGATACGTCCTGGCGTGGTGCTCGTTGCTCCATTGTTTCTTACGAGAATTCCGTTCAGTTGCGTGAACGGCCCTGCCGACGTGTGCGGCAAGGTGAACGTAGCGGTAGCGGAATTTGAAGTTCCATTAATGTCGAATGCAACGAGTACTAGCTTCCCGATTCTTTTGTAATAAATCTGCAGTATCGTCGTACTCGACCAGCCTACCACCGTGGATGTCGCGCTGTAATCTGTCCAGTCTTCAGAGAAGACATCTCCGTCGCTCGTAATTCTCAGGCGTTCTGTTCCGTCGAGCGTGGCCGCATTCGCAGCGGTGTAAAAACTGATAAGCGTAGAAGCATTGAATAGACTGCTCCCGCCACCGACACGAACCTCGTTAATACCACTCCGGTGATAGGCAACCACTGAGGCAACTGGTTCTTCATCTACGTCATAAGCAGAGGTCAGAAGCCGTCCAACTTTATCTCCGTTGTCTGTTCGGGTAGTAGCTACGTTGATCCCGCTGCCAAGGATATCCAACGGATAGACAGGAACCATACCGATGCCAACCTTGGAGAAGCGGTGAAGCTCCTTGGTCTCTAATTGCTCGATGCGTTTCTCCAGCCGCCTAAGGTACTCTAGCTCAGCCCTATTCATAGCGATTATCCAGTCCGAGACTGATCACTTCTTTGCGACCGGCAAAGGATACCGCAGCAGAAACAATCTTGGGAGTAGCAGAAACTCCTTCGAATTCTGCACTGACGATATCGCCCAGAAAATAGTGTTTGCCGTAGACACTTGACGGCGTCTGAAGCACGTCAAAAGTAAACTCTTCAACCGCTTTGAGCTCCTTCAGTTTTTCTGCTCCCTTTGCGGTATAGAAGTCATTTCCGCCTTCTTGATTCTGTCGAGCGTCTACGTACACTTCAAAGTCATTATCCTGCGATACATAGTTATCTCCAGTGACTGTAAGATATTCTCTGGCACTTTCTTCTCCGATGCCCCAGACAGTTGCTACAGTCTTCTCCTGCGCTCTCGCTCTCCGCAAGAGGGGATTGGTCATGTTCCCGCGACTCATCGAGAATAGCACAGATGCGCTGCGGTCAGTTCCCAGCTGACCGTTGTACGTCGTGAAGGTGAAGGTAGGCGTGTAGTTCGTAAGAACGACATTGAAGTCTACCGCACCGGTGATAGCGATTTCCTGGCATTCTCCGAGGATGGGCTTGCCGTGATTGCCTCTGTCAAGAACTGTTCCATAGGGTACTCCACCGATTGCAACCGTCGCAAAATTGGGGATGACCCCTGCTCTTTTTCGCCCGTTAGCAGTCGTTGCGGAAGCCGCAAGATTGTACTCAACGATGCGCTTAAGGATGTACTCCGCAGTCTTGGCGTCAAAGATCGTAACGTTTGCGAAGTTCGTGAACCAATTATTGACTCGCCATTCAAGAAAGTGGTTTAATCCGTAGACTACGACGTTCATACGAAGAGATTTACCGACGTAAGTCACGTCGTCATCCCGCAGGAGACCAACGAAATCTCTAGTCCAGGCGATAGCGTACATGTCATTCTTGCGGTAGACCTCAATGATTGCCTTATCTACAAGATACGTTCTCGCAGGGTGGGTTCCTCGAACGGAAAATGTGCAGATACCCACGTCATTCACTACGTTCTGGTAGGCCAGATCGGTGAAGTCCGTGAACTCTGCTTCGAGAGCACCCGTATCATAATTCCGGATTCGTATCTTGTAGACCGTAGACATTACTCAGGCCCTATGGCAAGCCAGGCAACTGGGATCGTGATCTCTACACCAGAAGCCGTCCTTCTAATTACTAAATTGCAGAGATTGCTGGCAGCAGTCTGAACTTCTAGGGTATATCCACCGGCTCCGGGATTGCCCTCAAGTGTTGCAAATATGATCGGTGCATCCGCGAACTGAACAGGAAAAGTTACAGTTGTGAATCCAAATACCTCTCCGTTTTCAACTGTCACGTTCACGATACCGGCCTGCATCCTCACCGCTCCAGGTGTACGACTTGTTGTACCAGGAGTAGCCCAATTCGTAGCACTCCCTCCCTGCCTACGGTAAAACTGAGGAACGCGATTGCCAACCTTCGTATCATCAATTGCATCATCTTGAACTTTTACTGTCGATACTGCATCCGTGGCAAGTTTCAGAGCACTTACAGCACCAGTTCCAAGTTTCGCATTCGTTACTGCACCCGTTCCGATTTTGGTCTCTGTTACCTGAGCGGCCAGAATCTTGCCTTCAGTTACAGCATTGTCAGCGATTTTCAAAGCAGATACAGCTCCGGTAGCGAGCTTGGTATTCGTGATAGCACCAGTAGCGATGCTATCTTCGAACACCTGACCGAAGGAAAGAGAACCGGATCGGCGACGAAGAACGTAATCCTCGCCTCCAGCCGCTATATCAGCAGGATCGCCTCCCGAGGCAGCACTTCTACCGATGACGGAATAAGCAGCCGAATCTCTGAGGTCAGAATTCCCCACGGCGTTCGCAGCAATCTTGCCAGTCGTAACAGCGTTAGCATTGATCTTATCTTCTGTTACAGCTGAATCCTCAATCATGTCCGTTCGCACTCTGGTAGCAAATCGTGCAAACTGCCGAGTGTCCGTCAGGGTGATCACTCCACCGGTCGTAATAGTAAAGGTAGCGAGAGAGATCTCCCAAGTCGTACCAGGCGTTTGCGTGAGCGCCGGAATAGCCGCAACTCCATCAGCACTCACATTTACAGCGATGCGGACAGTCTGCAATGTCCAGTCAGCTTCAAGAACGACTCTACCACCGGTCGTGCCGATGACCGGAGAGGCTACCGCTTTCGTAACTGGAGCAGTGTTCTCGTAAAAGAAGCCGTGAACTTGTGCTGCGCCTTCCGCAATGGTGAGGGGTGTAGCCGTTCCGGTGACGGCGAGTTCGTTTTCTACGTTCTTAAGAGTACCTTCAGTGGTCTCGTCAATTGGAGTGACGACTTTCATCAACCACTCGTATAGACGTTGCTGCGAATATCCTGCCGCAGGGCCATCGCCCGTATCGTTAGTTTCCCAGAACATTGAACGCTCTGTCATTATTGCCTCCTAGATTCCTAAGTATCTTTCCAGATACCGGATGATTACTCTTGTTCCGCTATCCATAGCAGATCCTTCGACTGTTATGGAGTTTGACCGATAAGTCTCGTAGATTCGTTTTCTCTCCAGATGAAACGTAGCAAGATCACTGCCACTTACGAGATCCGCGATCTTATTCACACCAGTCTCGTCAACGATGGTTTTGTATCCATAGCGGGTGTCAATTATCCGCTGATCTCCTGCGCCGAGCACAAGATCGGTGAAGTCAAGAACTTCTCCGGTCGTTTCATTTGTTATAACTGCATCTTCGATAGGGCCAACGATAGTGATGATAGGATATTCAATCCAAGTGCCATGATACTGAATAACCTTGGTCAGATCGAGAACGCTGCCACCGACGAATACAGGAACAGGCATAGGAACTTCAAATCCCGTTCCTGCTTCGCTGCCCTGGAAGGTCACCGTCTGTACCGCAGGGTCGTAGCATGCGGGATTCGGGCATTTCAAGGTGACCGCGACCTTCAGATTGGCCCACGATTTCGGTGTCCAAGGCATCGTTATTCCATCTGCGAAGAAGCAATCGAAGCAACGAATGCCTTTATCCATATCGAACTTAAGAATCGGGCTGTTATCCGGATGAAAGAGCTCCATGAAAGGCTCTCGGGCATCATAGAAAGAATCTAGTTCCGTGTTATCCTGAAGGAACGCCAGAGTCCCAAATCTCGGCTCAAGGAATTGACCCTCATCAGTATCGCCATGTTGAAGTGGACCTTGACTGGCAACTCTGATCGAGAGGGGCATGCCCCATCCCTCGTGACCTATGAGCTTGCCATACGTCCCGTCATCTAGCGAATATTCTCTATCGTCAATAAGGACACTTAGCATCTTAACTCCTCAGCAACCGCAGTTGATCCAGACGCTGCGTGACGGACATTTCGGTAGACGACACGCCAACGTAATTTAATTGATACGTAATTGGAGCGGCGCTTGCACCGGAACCGAGAATCCCTATTTGCTTCATGGAGAGCTTATCTAGAGCTTGCGATACGCCCATGATGGACTGCTCCAAGGGCGATGGGGATGACCGCTTGATTGCAGACGGGATTTTGATCTTTCCTAGCCAACTTATAGCAGTTTGGATCCACCCCACGAATGTTGAAACTGCGGAAGATATGCGATCAAAGTCGCTCCGCATTTCTTCCAACAAGCTCTTTCTACCGGAAATTATATCCCATGCCCTACCTATGCTGTCAATGATGCCATTCCAGGCAGTAATCATGAGACCGACAGCCGCAATGACTGGCAGGATTCCGGTACTGACGAGCGTGACCAAGATCGGCCATAGCGTTGAGACCGCGGATATCATCTTTGCCAGCACGAGCAGAAGAGGTCCTATGGCAGCGACTAGACCGGCAATCTTCAAGATGTTATCTTGCTGCGTAACGCTCAAGCCGTCGTACCAACCGATCAGCTTAGAGACCTCGCCCATCAGCTTCAGAGCAATTGGCAGAAGCTTCGTTCCTATCTCTGCCGTTTGATCCTTGAACTGCGCTGTCGTTATCCTCGTCTGGTTCGCAAGACCATCGCTGGTACGAGTAAAATCTCCATGAGCAGCAGTCGTCTGTTCAGTAGTGAGGGTAAGACGAGCAACCGTTAGATCCTGTGCGGTCAGCTCTTTAGTCGTTGCCTTTCCGGTCATCTCCAGAGCTTTCTGCTTGACGGAATCTTCTGTCAGAACGACGCCGTACTTCCGCAGGGGTTCAGAAGAGCCTATCGCTCCCGCAGTAATCGCCCGGAATGTCTCCTCCGGGCTGGCATTGTTGAAAGAGGCCATGTCTCCAGACAGGGTGACGTACTCCATAGCCATGCGAGCGGCAGCCTCTTCGGACAGACCTTGTGCAATAAGGATGTTACCAAGCTCCCCCACCATCGCTAGAGATGAGGCTTGGGATATGCCCATTGCTTCCGCAGTCGTAGTAGACCAGGCGACGACAGCCTCTGAAGCAGGGCCAAAGAGCTCTCCGACCTTGGCGATGCTCTCGTTTACATCGGAGGCCATAGTCACAGCCGCGAATCCAGCACCTATCAGAGGAACGGTAAGACCTGCGGTAAGTCTGGTTCCTGCCGTCGACAACGATTTCTCTAAGTCGTTGGCAGGACCCATGGCTCCCTGCATATTCTTCTGATAGTCGCTAGTGTCGGCTAGAACTTTAGCGACTAGAGCTATTACGTTTGACACGCTTTACTCCTCGCTGTATAGCAGCTACTCCGGCCATGATTCTTTTCTGCTCTCTCCAGTCTTGCGGAATGTACTCACCCCACCAGTCAACGATAAAGTCTTGCGGAGTGAACGCTCTATCGTTAGCAGCCCTGTAGATGTTGCCGAGCATGGACAGAAGAAGAGCCATACGTACATCTTCCCGATCTTGACCGATGGGCTCTATCGCAGAGAAAGCTTTCCATTCAGTCAGCTCGCGACTGGTAAATCGGTTCAGCATCTCGCTGACCGACATTCCCAGTGAAGCTGCTAATTGGAAATAGAACCTCCGTTCTGGTCTACGATAAAATTTGCCGTCAACTGCGACATGTCAGCCTCCGATAAACCTGAGAGCTTAGATGCGACAGTTGCAAGCCTATCCAGAGCGGCGGCGCTTTTCTTGCCGAGCGCAGCAACATCAGTCATAGTGAAGAGACGTTTGCCTTCTTCATCCACCGCAGACATAACAACGAGTTTTGCTCGGGCATTCTGCAGGTGAAGAGAGGCACTCGTGCCCCGCAGGGTGAGAAGACTGGCCTCGTATTGGTCGCGCTCATTCCCAGTCAACTCCCGTACGAAGACGGAGCCGCCCCATTCCGGGACTTGAACCTCTTCGATTCGGAGGTCGGTACACTCCAGGATGGTGTCCCTAGTGAGACCTTTGGTCATGCGGTTACTCCGTTAGAAGGACGTAGCAGGTGTATTCGTGACGAGACCAGACACCTTCAGAGTAATGTCAGCTCGCAAAACGCCTTTCACAGCGGCTTTACGAGCAAACTTGGTCACGAAAGCAGCAAATTCATCTGTGCTGTCGTCGGGATATACGAGTTTCCACAATTCCTTTGTTCTTGCAGCTTGCCACGACATGAGGCCAGTCGAGGCATCCTGCGTGGAATCTGTCGGAAGCCAGTTGATCTCGAAGGTCACCTCACCGGGGTTGATGGTCGTGCCGACGAATTCGTCAACCGCATTGGGCGACTGATGATGCGTAGAGTCCTCAGTCTGCAACTCGGGGTTCGGGCCGACGATATCCCGAACGTGCGCGATGGGAGTTGCATCGTAATCAGGCAACCCGCCGATTAGTTCTCCGTGATACAATAACGTTCCGAATGAGCTCAAAGCGTCAGTCATTTCAATTCTCCTTGCCCCAAACAACGAGATCGACCACGATAAAGGGCAATCCCGTAGGCGGGTCAATTAATGTGAATTTGTTATCTACAAAGATAGATTTTACCGTTGTTCCAGTAGTTCCGTTCAAACCTCGGATACTATCGGCAACAGTCTTCGCACTAGCATAATTACTGCCGAAGACTTTGTATCGAAGACGAGCCATTTCGAGACCTGCGTCTCCGCTATGATCAGCCTCCGGGAAATTGGAGACAACTTCCCATGCTACCGCAGGAAGGGTGACCCCCTCCGGTAGACGAAGGGGATAGATGCGGTTGCTGACGAAAGCGCCGATGACACCAAGCATTTCAGATTCCATTCAGTTGCTCCTGTAGAAACTTCTCCAACGCCGGTCTGTGATCTGCGTCTACTGAGCGCTGAAGGAAAGGATTTCCAGCCATTCGCGACGTTCCAAACTCCACCCAGATTGCATGCTCAGCATCGTACACGACCTCATGCCCCTCGTCCGCAGGTCTGGTGGAGCCGCTGGTCTTGAGTTCTCCAGTCTTTACAGGAACTTCCTGCTGACTTTCGTCAAAGACCTCTTCAACGAGAAAGCCGGTGATCTTCTTGTCGTCAACAGCAGCGAGAGCATCCTTGAGGGCTATCTCCAGCTTGTCCATTCCTTCTAATCTGATGGTTACAGTCATACTGCCACCCTCTCAAGATAAGCGAGAATGCAGGTGTTCACACGCTGCGGATCGCCAACGACACGAAAATCCCCGAGATTGACGGCAGTTCCCTTGACCTTGGTGATACGAACCATGGAGGTTTTGACAATTGTTGTGCCGATAGGGAACAAGACAACAGACGTCGCTCGCGAGCGGATAAGCTCAGGAATGTGATCTTCCTTGGAGACACCGTCGCGATAAGCGCAAGCAATCTCCGCACCTGCCGTCCCCCCGGGTGTGCGGAAGTTGTAAGCATCGGCAGTCCCTCCGTCTGGAATAATCTTGCAGCTATCCAGCATCAGGGACTCTACTTCCTCTTTGATCCGGGGGATTTCACTCAGATAAGAGCGGGTCATCAGGTTTATACGGGTCGTTCACGTAGTCTACAGGAGTCAATCGCATGACGTAGCCAAGATTATCAACATCGGCTTGACTGATGGCTAACTGCGACTTGACATGGTCAAACATCTGAGATCGCTTCATAGAGAAGTCAG